GAGCAATGTCCCTTTTTTTATTGGTATAGTTTTATTATATTACATATATCTCTTGTTGAGGTTAGTTAGATTTATCCATTTAAGCCCCACCTAATCAGTGGGGTTTTTTATTGGTATTGATATTTTGATGGTAACTACCTAGATTTTATCATTTAACTAACAAAATACGTATGTACTACGATTATTTTAGCATTAAAGAATTTCTAGTGGATAGAGTGATGGTGGGTGTTCCTATTCATGTAGTAGATAAAATAGAGCACCACAAGCCCATAATTAACCCTATACGCCACAAGATAGGTCAACCCATACAAGTATCCCAGAACAGTGGGTATCGCTCGAAAGATTGGGAATTGTCGCACGGCAGAAGTGGAACTAGCGAACACACCTTTACTGGTCTAGGAGCGGTAGATTACACGTGCGCTAACATGGAGCTACTTTTAGAAGAACTTAGAGCGTCCGACTACAAGCGCATCTGTTACTACCCAGAGCAGAAGTTTATACACTGTGACCATAAAGGAGACAGATACCACGAATTCGAAGTAGACGAGGACGGAAAATGGCAATACAAGGGCGAAAGAAAATAAAGGCGGTTACCATAGATAACCGTAGTGTACCACAGGGTAAGATAAAGGGCGTTAAGCAAACCAAGATGCCCGAAGTAACTAGACGTAAAAAGGTATTGAGTAGGGAGCGTATCGTCCCTATTATTGATTTCACCGTATATTTAATTAACAAAAGAGCCGTAACTATGACTTGGACTTGGTTAAAATCCCGATTAAAAGAACCCTCAACGTATCAAGGTGTAACCGCTATAGCTGGTGCTATTGGTGTGAGTGTACAGCCTGAGATGTACGAATCCATTGCTGCATTAATGGTAGCCATCATTGGTGTGATACAGACCATCAAAAAAGAGAAGCCTGAACCAGAGGCAAAATGACTCTTGAAGAGATTAAGGATACAATCAAAAAGAGTCCCTACTCAATGGTCGACTTCTCAAAGCACGTTGCCATCTACATGGGCGTGGAGTGGTCAAACAAGTTCAAGGAACGAATCTATCAGCTTCTCTCCCCAAAGGGGCACGGTAAGCCCTCCGAAGATGAACTATCAGCGATGGTGTTCTGGTGTGAGGTACAGACAGACCCACACTGGTACGCACATAGATACTATCGTTCTAAAGACCTACCCAAAAAATATCTCTTATTAAGAGACTGGCTTACTGGGCGAAGAAGCTACAATCGCCTACAGGTTAAAAAAATGCTTGACTATATATCTCGACTTCTGTAGATTGTGGATAACATAACACAATTAAAGAATAAGGATACAAATGGTTATAGCAGATTACATCATTGACCGAGTGTGCGAAGACACAGGAGTCACTAAAAATCTTTTGATGTCTAAGAGACGTAAACAATTTATCGTGGATGCCAAGCAAATTGTCGTGTTTGCCCTGAGCGAATTGGGTTTTACCCAGCAATATATTGGAAATGCACTAAATTATGCTGACCACACCACTGTTCATCACCTAAAAAAGAAGAAATGCCGTCAGAGCCTCAAAAATCGTCTTAGAGCGAGTCTGGTCGTAAAGTCATACTTGGATATGGCTTTGCTCGAGAACGCTTGCCTGAGAGTCGATATGGAAGCAAAAATTTCTGAGGAGGGCTAATCCTATGGAAATTGTAACACTTTTGTCTTTGTCTATTACAGCTGGCTACGTGGGATTCATATTTGGGTCTAGCATGAAGCAAATAGAAACCTCAGAGAGGTCAATCACTGAGGCTTTTAAGGAAGGATACATAAAGGGGTATTTTGATGGACACGCTAATGCCACCAAAAAAGAAAAGCCCTACTATGAGGACTTTCCAAAGATGGGTATAAACTAGCCTTTTTTAGTGCGACCAGTTTTTTTCATTGCAGCCATTCTCCCGTTCTGGGCGTTTGGCTTTTTCTTTTTGTTGGGGCTAGACTTCTTCGACTTGTTCTGGTACATCTTCGTTTTCCATTGCATTTTTGTACCCTTGAATCAAGAATACAGTTTCGTTTAGTTGTATTTCGAGTTTAGCTTTAAAGGCTTCTAACTCTTTTAGTCGTTCTTCGTTCATGTGCGTGCTCGCTTTATGTTAATGGTTATACCCAAATATAACTACCAAGCCAATCCTTTCAAAGTCGAAGGATTCTTTTGTGCTTCTATTTGGTCGGTCAATGATTGCTCCACATCTTCTTCGCCTACTTCAGCTTTTACCCAACCAAGAACGATTTCTTCGGTTAAGTCATCAAAAGCGATGTAATCTTCAGATGATGCGTCAGGTTGAAAAGAGCAAGAACCGTACCTTCTTGAACTGTATGACACAGAGTCATCGCCTTCGCCAACAGTTTCGGTATGGGTGCAATCCCAATGTGCCGTTACAACTCCTTTATCGGAGTCGTTAGTATATTCTAGTGTGTTAATTTTCCAGTTCATTTTGTTGGTTTTGGAAGTTAGCGATTAATTCGTCAGTCCAGTAAGCGTTGCAAACGTCTTGAACGCTTTGTGGTAAGCTAGTAATATCGTCTAACGGAGTTACTACGCTTCTGTGATGTGATTGTGAAATGACTTCACCATCGTCTAGTACCTTCGTGGTTAAGCGAAGTTGAACGTGTCCTGATTCTAGGACTTCTATTTTTGAATATGATTCTTGTTTTTCTAACATTGTTTATACGAAATATGTTGCGGTTATCATTATTTGATTTTGATTTGCAGTTGCACCAGTTGTAAGGTCTGAAGGACTAGAATCATTTGCTCCAGTGCTTCTTCTTAAACGTATTTCTGTATTATTGGAGCGAACATATCCAGTATTAGGAACAGTCCCCCAATTAGTAACATATCCAATACTAACTGATGAAAAACCATCATTTCCGCTTGCTGAAGTAAACGGAAGCCCATCAATGTTTAATCCACCACTTGCCGTTCCAACTACTACTTCATTTGTTGTAATATACGCCCTTGCTGTTACTTGTCTGCCAATCTTTGTATAAGTAGCCGATACTACATTCATCGTCATTGTGGTAAACGAATTATTTGCAGGTGTATATACTGGTGTCCACGTTCCTTCTTCATAGTCATCTAAAAAGTTATCAGAACCAGTACCGCCCAAATAAATACCACCACCTAGATATAGGTTTTTCCATCTATTTGAAGTACTTCCTAGATTGATTGCGTTATCTGCTACTGCTCCTGCTCTATCACAAGGTTGTATAATGCCAGTATTAGCATCTATAGAAGCACCTAATATACCTGCTCCTTTTAAGCTACTTCTAGGGTCAAGAATAATATGACTTATAACGCCTGATGTACTACCAATACTTCCAACTGTTGTGCCGTCTTTTCGGAATAATAATAAAGTTCCATCTGTGGTTAGGCGATTTAACAGAAGAGAAGTATTGCTAGTACTTACCATTGAATTGAAGCCATCACTAGCTTGGAAGTAATTTCCTTGTGAAGTATTATTAGCATCTGTCTTACCCACTAATACGTTACCCGAACTGTCGATACGTGCTTTTTCGCTACCCGAAACGTTAAATCTAATACTAGGTGAACCGCCCGTATTACCATCGCTATCTACACCTATATTAAATACATCCCCAATGCAATTTAGACTAGAAGCTACTGAATCAGTGCCTAAATTTAATACGCCACTATATATAGATGTATTACCGCTTGAATCAATGCGAAGGCGTTCTGTTGGAGTTGAACCATTTGGGTCTGTATAAAACTCTAATGATGCAGAATTATTAGAATTATTATAAGTAGATTTTATACTTGTATTTCCAATTTTAGTTCCTGAAAGGATGTAACCATACCCAGATAATAAAGCATTAGTTGTGCTTGTGTTTGTAGAAGAGCCTACAGAAATAGAACCATCTTGAACCTCAAGTTTTTCACTAGGCAAATTCGTGCCAAGTCCAAGTTTCCCACTTTGAAGTATGCCGTAATTTGCTCCACCATTATCTGACCTAAAGTATATGTTATCAGTATCAAGGTAAACATCGGAAGTCCCACCATAACCAAATCTATATGAACTACCATCATTGTTCATAATTTTAAGATTTGAGTCAGGACTAGCGCCAATACCTACCCTACCCGAAGTATCTAAGGTTAATATATTAGTATTACCACCTGAGTCAGTACCAATAGTAAAATTATTATCTGAGCCTTGTAGCACATTACCCAAGTACCAACTTAATACACCCGTTTTTATTAAAGTAATTCTAGGTACTATTGATTGCTCTAATTGTAATAAACTTGTTGGTGCAGAACCAATTCCTACACTTCCACTAGTACCCAAGTAAAGATTCGAGCTATTGCCCGAACCATCTGTAATTTCTTTGTACGTTCCACCTAAAGCGTCATTATCGCTTGTCTTTAGAAGTGAATCGTATGTGTCTTTTAGTTGTTGTCCTACTAGTGATGCCATAATTTAGTGCTTGTCAAAATAAAGGTTTGATTGATTCCAAATTTGATTCGAGCGTGATAAGACACCCCATCTGATATGTGATATATAGGTTAATAATCTCAATCTAGTATATCTATTAATAAGAATTTAGCCGTTCTTTCGCTCGCTTCGTTTTGCGCTCCCTTGAGCCTAACTTTGTTTACGTCTTTAAACACATCAGCAGGTAATGAATGCTTACCAGTTGCTACCGTTACACTATACTTGTTTCCAAACGTATCGTATATATCGAACCAAGTTCCATCCACTTCTACTTGTACGTCAAAGGATGTGTTCGTGTACGTTCCTTCTAGGATTAAAGAACCTATTTCAAATTGGTCACCACTACGTTGAAAATCAACGGCAGAGGACGTTGCTGCTCCAGATGCTATCGTTACTGATTCTAGTTTTGCCATAGGTCAATTAAGTTTGAGTTCCAAAGTAGTTAGTTTTGCTGCTCGTTTTCAATACGAAGTTTATAGTTTTGTATGATTTGCTGAATCATGGCGTGTGCCTCGTAATTAACGTTGAGCTTTCGTAAATCGTTTTGTATCGCTTCTAGTAGTTCTATATTGGTCATGATATTAGGTTATTAATGAATAATCTATATAAGTGTTTCCGTTGCTTAATATAAGTGAATCACTCAACCTTGTAAAGATACCACTTGGATTTAGTTCTGTTACAGGATTATAGTCTCTTGTTCCTATATTAGTAGCTGAAGCTCCACTTAATGTTACTCCAGAAGAATCTAAAACATTAAAGCGTATGTGCGTAGTAGTATCTTTTTCATTCACGTAAAAATACATAGTAATTGTTCCAGTACAAGAACCATTTTGACTAGAGGTAAATTTAAATTCAGTTTTTGTACTATCAGATTGGTCTACAACATTAAGCCTGTTTCCAGTTGCGTTATCTGCAACAAAATAATTTGTGTTAAAATCTATCCTAGTATCTGAAAATAATCCGTAATCAGTAAAAGTAGAATTATTAGTACTAACCTCAAGTGTCACAGTAATACCAGCAGTAAAAGAACCAGCAGGAACACTCTGAGAATAATCAAATTGAAACTTAACCCATCTATTGTTATTTATAGCTAATGAGCTTGTGTTGAAACCATTTGCTAATGTAGCAAGTCTAAAATCAGATACATCTGACGTGGTAACTTCTGTATTGGCACTAGCTGATGGATACGTAGTGCCTGCTGATTTTATTCTAAGGTTACCAGCCGTTAAATCAAAGGTATCGGTATTTATTTCAAAGGTGCCTGCATTTTCATTGAAAGATAAGAAGTTAGTACCATCGCCTACCTTAAACTGTACATCACCCTGACCTAGTTTCCAATAGTTCTGATTGGTTATTCCGCCAGAATCTATTTTTATGCCTTGTTCTGCACTACTTAATCTACCAACGGTCATCAATGCCGAACCCGTGCCAATGACTATGTTCTGATTTGCGCTACTTATGTCTAGGTTTGCAGTATTTAAATTAAATGTGTCGGTCTGTATGTCAAACGTAGTGCCATTAAAGGATAGGAAGTTTGTTGAGTCACCAACCTTAAATGTGTTGCTTGTAATCTCAGCTAACGTGTTAGTTCCATCTTTTAGGAATAGACCGCCATCAGTAGCTAGAATGTGTCCTTCAGCATTTTTACCAGCAAAAAATCCAAAGGTTTCCGAACTCAATCCCGAATATCCATTCAAATCACCAAAAGCTACTCTAGTATTTGCTACGTCTTTTAAATCAGAAAACGCATTTACTTCGGTCTGTAATCGCATTATAAGGTTATCTTCCGACCTGTCTACGTTACGATACATTATCGCCTGCCTATCTGCATCGGTAGTATTACCATAAGCAACAATCAAATCACCAGTTACTAAGTCAGTAAGATTACCCGAAGTAATAGAAACCTCTATATCATTACCAGTTACACCAATAACACCACCACGAACCGACTTAACAATAGAGCCAGTTGCACCACTTTCTAAGTCGTTATTTATATCAGTAACCTGACAGATAAACAAGTCATTTACTTTGAATGAATTGCCTGCCGTTCCCGTTACGTTTTCAACTGTGATAGTGTCATTATCAGAATCAACGCTTACTACTCTACCTTGAGCAATACTAAGGATTTCAGAGCCACCTATCGTACTAATCTGCTTCGCTATAAATTCAAAGACCCGTAACGCTCCACGTACCCTTAACTCTTGGAGTTCTGCCGAGCCATCTGCTTGTATCTGCCAATTCGTTCCCGACCATCCCGTTG